CTTCCCTGGGATGACTTGGATCAACGATGAGCAAGCGCGCCGAGGGAAAGAGGTACGGCAAGCGGGCCGCCAACCTCATCGAACATTACGAATTCACACCGCCCGAGGGTGTGCTCACGCCCGGTGAGCCTCCGCGTCCGCAATTCTTTGGCCCGAGCAAGGAGCGCGAGGCTTGGCTGCACATCACCGCATTCCTCACCGAGAAGCGCTTACTCGCGCGGCAGGACGGCCCGTGCATTGCCGAGTGGGTTGCAGCACAACTCCGGGGCGATAAGAGTGCGGCGGATACGCTTTACCGGGCCGTGTGGGCCAAGCGCTCACCATTCCCCGACACCCGACCGGAAAAATCAACGTTCACGATGGAGGCGTTTCTCGCCAAAGTGCAGGCAGGGCGCGATACCTTCGCGGCCCGCATGAGCCCCGAGCGCACGGTGTGCCTCGATTGGGACAAGAGCGGCAAAGAATTTTTCGAGTATCAATGGGCCGATGATGACCCGGCAGGCGTGGCGCGGCTGTATGCGCAGCAAGTTGATGCGGGCTCCGTGCTCGCGGGTGAGCTTCTCATCCGGGCGGCGCGGCGATTCATCAATGACATCGAGCGCGGCGCGGAGCGCGGCTTGTTCTTTGACCCTGTTGCGGCGCGGCATGTTGTCAGATTTGCCGAGTTGTTTTGCGGGCTCAAGTTGATGCCATGGCAAATCTTTTGCCTCGCCAACATCTTCGGATGGAAACGCCCGAGCGGTGCGAGGCGTTTTACCGAGGCGTGGATTTCGTGCGCGAAGAAAAACGGCAAGACGGCACTTGCCTCAACCGTTGCCCTATGGGGCTTGATTGCCGATGGTGAGAAATTCCCCGATGTGTTTGCAGCGGCGACCAAGAAAGACCAAAGCCGCCTCGTGTGGCGCGATGCAAAGCGAGCCGTCAAGGAGAGCGAGCAACTCCGCGAGTACGTCACCGCACTCACAGGGGCACTCGTTGTCAAAGGCAGCGATGGAAGTTTTACCCCGCTCGCGAGTGAGGAGAAATCGCTCGATGGGCTCCGGCCCTCGTTCATCATCGCGGATGAAGTGAGTTTTTGGGGAGGCCGCGAGCAATGGGACACGTTGACCAAGGGCGTTGTTAGCAGAGTGCAACCGCTCGTGCTCGCCGTGACCACGGCGGGCCGTGACCGCACGTGTTTTGCTTACGGAAAATTTGATCTTGCGAGCAAGATTCTTCGCGGCATCATCGCGGATGACACAACCTTCTGTTGCGTTTTCTCGCTCGATGAAAAAGACGATTGGAGCGACGAAAAGTTTTGGCCGAAGGCCAACCCAAGCCTCGGCGTGACTATTCAAGTTGAGCACCTCCGCAAATTGCGCGATGAAGCGGTTGAAGCGCCGAGCGGCGTTACTTCATTCGTGCAATACCACTGCAACGTGTGGCCCGATGTGGCGCTCTCCCGCCAAGGCAGCATTCCTCGCGCAAAGTGGGAGGCGTGCTCCGGGCTTGATTTGCTCGGCGGGAATCTCACGCCTATGGAGGCGTGCGTAAAGTTTTTGACTCTCAACCGAGAGACACCGTTTTACCTCGGGATTGACGTGGGCCTTAGTTCCGATCTCACTGCCGTCTGCTCGTTGTTTCCTTATGCGATTTTTTCGGAAGGCCAAGAGCCTGTGCAGAAGAAAGTTGCACTCGTGCAGTTTTACATGCCCGAGCACGGGTTGCTTGAAAAAGAGAAAGCATGGCGCGTGCCTCTCTCGCAGTGGGTGCGTGAGGGTTGGATCACATTGCAGCCGGGCGACATGACGGACGTGCGTGCACTCAAGAAAGAAATCATCGGCATTTTCGAGACGTACTATGTGCGCGATCTTCGCTTTGATCCGTGGCAGTTTCAAGTTGCAGCCGCCGAGCTAAACGAGTCGGGCAAGCCGTGTGTCGCTGTGGCGCAGACCGCGAAAGAGTTGACCGCGCCGTGCCGCGAATTGATAACGGCTGTGCACAGCCAAGAGTTGGTGCACTTCGGAAATCCCGTGCTCGCGTGGATGTCGGGCAACGTCATTCTTGAAGAGGATGAGAAGCATGGCGGCACGAAGCCCGCAAAGCTGTCGTACTCGGAAAAGATAGATGGGATAAGTGCCTTGGTCAACGCGTGGAAAGGGCTTCTCAGCAACCCGCCAAGCATTTATGAGAGTCGCGGATTGATTTTCATAGAAACAAATCCAAAGGAGGCAACACAATGAGCATCTTCTCGGCTGTCAAATCCGTTTTTGGGAGAGAGTCTGTTGACAAAGACACGGAGCTTCGCTATCTCCGCGAGCTTCACGAAAGACAAACCGGAACCACTCCGCGCACGTGGTACAGAGTAGTCAACGCGGCGGGCTACCTCGTTGGTTTCTGCTATGTCTGTGCGTGCGGCACATCCTATGAGTTGTTGAGCACCGAGCAGTGGTTTGGGAAAACCAACACGTGCCCTGGCTGCAAACACGAGTTTGACCTCTTCAAGTCACTCGCCATCCCGGCAGGCACGGCGTTGAGTGATTACCCGAAGTTTTTTGCCAAGATTCCTCTGACACCGCGCCTTACACAGACGAAGCCACAGCCCTCCGCGATTCAAGTGGGTGATTGGGGCGGCGACAAGCAAACAGACGATTGGGGCGGCGATCCGCACGCGGCGGCGCGAGCAGACATAAACAGCGGAGTCTGGTAACGCATGTGGAGCGCACCAAAAACTTGCGGTGCGGCGGGATGTAGCAAGCCGAGCGTGCAGGGCTCGGCTTATTGCGAGGCCCACGCGAAAGAGCCGCCGAAACAAACACGGCTCTCGCGTGTGGTTGACCCGGTGCGCCGTCTTTACGATACGGCCCGCTGGAAAAGGTTTCGGCTCTGGATTTTATCGCAGCGGCCAATCTGTCAACGGCTCATCAAAGGCGCTCGTTGCCAAGAGCCCACCAACACTGTGCATCACATTCGATCACCGCGCAATCGGCCCGATCTTTTCACCGATCCGAAGAATGTGTTGGCGCTCTGCGCAAACTGCCATCCGGGAGGCACCGAGGATACTCCTGATTGGCTGCCCGGTTGGGACTACGTAGATGAGAAAGCGCGGGGATGGGGATACGAAGAATGAGCCCGTACTTGATTCTGCTTTTGTTTTTGCTGTGGCTCGCACTATGCCGAGTGGCGCGGTGAGGATGGTGTCACATCAATTGCAGACAGTGAGTGAAGAAAGAACACTCAAGGAGGAGAGCAATGGCACATATCACCTACCAACCGCCGAGCCCAAAGGCAGGCACTTCCGAACATGTGAGCAGAGAAACCGCAAATGCACTTATCGCGGCAGGCTTTGCCATCGAAATCCAACCCGCACCCATTCCGCCGAAACCCGTTGAGTACGGCGTTTTCAAGGGAGCGATGCAAAACACTCCCGTTGCGCTGTACTGTCGCTGCTCCACATGTGGCCGTCGCGACGATTACATCGGCGCACCCGATGCGGTGAGCATCGCAACAAATTTCGTTGCGCGGCTCTGCACTCATGCGAAAAACACGGAGGTACCCGAGCACATACGGGCTGCATACGAACAACAGTTTTCACCAAGCCCGCTCGGTTGGCGTACAGGAGTGCCGGGCATCACCGCCCCATCGCAATTCACTACCAACAATCCGATTAGGTACGGCGTTGATGACAAAGGGAAGGTGCGGAAATGAGCGCCGATAACTTGCTTGCTGCAATTGATAAAGTGCGCTCGCTTCGTGCTGTTGTGTGTGGCCTTGGCCCACGCATCAAGAGCAAAGAAGCGGAGATACAGCGGGCTCACTCTGCTCTCGCCTTGGCCGAGGCCCGTTTGCGAGAGGAAAGTGCGCGGCTCAACATCCGCGTAACGGTTTGTGACCCCGAGCCCGAGCGGCGTGAGCAAATGGTTTGCGCCCGCACACTCAAGGGTTACCAAGCCGAGGAGTAACACACATTTGTAAGTACAGGGGTACAACATGGCACAGGAACAACGAGCATTGCGATTTTCGGTAAGAGCGGTTGACGCGGGTGAGGAGTTTGCCCTCTCCGGGCGTGCGATTTCCTACAACGATGAGACTGAAATCCCTTGCGGCAACGGGGATAGTTTCATCGAGCGAGTTGCGCCTGGTGCACTCGATGATGTGCTCGGCTCCGATGCCGAGATAAAGGCGCTTTTCAACCACAACGTGGATTCCGTGCTTGGCTCGCGCAAAAACAAAACGCTCTCGCTCAAATCAAACGAGCGTGGGCTTTTCTTCGGAATTCAACTCGACAAAAACAACGCGAAGCACCAAGAGGTGCACGCGATGTGCAAGCGTGGCGATATTGATGGTTGCTCCTTCGGATTCTTTCCCGAGGATGAAGATTGGGACCAAGTGCGCGATGCCAATGGCAAAGTGCGAGTGCGGCGCACGCTTAAGAAAATCAAAATGCACGAAATGAGCGTTGTGACTTTCCCCGCGTATCAAAACACAATGGTGCAGGCGCGGAGCGCGAACTATGCCCCACAAATTGCGAAGGCAAAGACCATCACGCCCGTAATGATCCCGACCAATTGGCACGCGGAGGCGATGAAGCGGGCACAGCAAATCAAGGAGCAGATATTCGCCGTTGCCGATGGCTTCATCATCAACGAAAAAACTCTTGAAGTAACCCCGGTGTTTTACACCGAGGCTGAGAAGGAAGCCCGGCTTACCGCCCAACTCCGTGCACGCGCCGCTGAAATTGAGCGGCAGCTTTTCACCGAGGGGCTTATGGCCGATGCGGAGGATGGTCTGTGATGACAAACGAAACCATGAGTGATGGCGTACAGCACCCGCAAAACAATTGCAGCAATCTCCCTCCTGTGGGCTCACCCGAGTGGGAAGCCCGCCTGGACGCGGAGCTTGCGG